GAACACCTGTCCAGTATAGTGAACCCTTGCGAGCCACTGCATTTCCTGCACGCAACTTAGCAACTGCACGACGAATGTTGGCAGATGATAGTGTTGCAGCAGCAGTTACTGTTGCTGTTGATGTAGCAGTTGCGCCAGCGTAGATTACGTTGGTTCCGCCACGAAGTGTTGTCATTGCTACCTTATCGATTGAATCTGCAAGGTTGAATGCAATGATGTTTGCAATTGCTGGGTCAACATCAGCAAGTGAGAACAACTCTAATGCGCGAGTTACGAGAACTGAGTTACCGTACTCTGCAAGAGTAATTGTTGTAGTTGTTGGTGTTGCTAGTGCAACTGCATCTGGGTCAACATCTTCTGTAAGAGTTGATGTTGCCGCTGTTAGGTCAACGTAGCGTTGTAGAACAACTGTTGAACCTGGAATTGTTTGGTTTGTAGGTGTCTTGTCGGCGACTGAACGGATTAGTGGCTCGCTACGAAGTGCGAACTCTAATAGACGGTCATATGCCTTCTGGACTAAACCTGCAGAACCAATTGTGCCGCCAAGTGATGACGACCCTGTGGTTGTGTAGACATTTGCCATTTAGGTATTTTTCCTTTTGTAGTTAGAAACTATGATTGGTATTATCCGCGACCAAGAAGAAGGAGAATATCTTCTGCACTTTGTGCATTATCAATTCTTTGTTCCATATCTTGTGCACGGTCAGGCGTTAAAGCACCCTGTGTTACGATATCCTGCTGACGTAATGCAGCACGGTCTATATCGTTTTCCTGTGATGCATCTTGAGCATTAGGAGTAATCCCGAACAAATCTCCATTATCATCTAGCCAATCATTGATTGACTGTTCAGTAACTTCGGTTAAGTCCTTGAGGATTAATCTTGCTGCTTTAGGATTTACACCCTTTTTTTCTAGGACTGACTTGACATCAGTTTCTTTCTGCTTTTTGGTGAATTCGTCCAATGCTGCAGTAAGTTCCTGGATACGTTTCTCGTCATTACGTTTGGCTTTCCGCAACTTCTTTAAGAGGTCGCTTCCATCCATCTGTGCATCAGGAGTTGTATCGTCTTCGTCTTCTTCGTCCCAGTAGTTGTTGCTCATAGCAACCACCCTTCTATTAGTTAGTTCGCAAGCCTCAGATTCCAATCGGGGGATTGGGCTGGCTCTTACTATCGGTCTGTTACGCTGGCGGGGCCGATAGGTCCGCTCAGGATTTTATTTGTTTAGAAGTTGCCCTTGCTTTGTGTATCCAATGCTGACTTAGATAAGCCAGATGAACCACCAAAGTTTGCTACCTCTAGTGCTGTCAATCGTTGACGTGCACGTTGAGCAGATGCAAGAGAGTTAAAGACTTCTTGCTCTGCTTGTGATTGACCATATGTAATGTTGTTTGTATTACCGTAGATTGATGATAGTTTCTCAGCAGTTGGCAGGATATCTGCAATAGTTGAATATCCTCTTTGTGCTGTAGCAGCATCCACACCCTGGGCTGCTAGTTGCTCTGCAACTCCTACACCCACATTGAGTCCCTGTCGACCAGCGGCAACACCAATTTCTGCTGATGCAACCTGACGTTCAATCTTCTGGAATTGTTGTTCTGGGTCAAGAACGTATGCAACCAAGTCTGTTGTTCCTATGCCGTAGAAATCGCGTAGTTGTCTAGATATAGCAGGGTCAGCGTTCTGTACTCTTTGCACTGCAGTAACTACTCTGTTTGATAGTTCTGCTGCTGATACATCGTTAGCAATAAACTGTTGTACATATGTATCATTGTCAAATGATTTTAATCCATATGAACGAAGTATCTGACGGTATCCATCTTCAAGATTAAGGTACTCCGCTGGTTGAAGAACTGATAAGTTCTTTTTAATTCTAACTTCATTTGCAGAAAAGCGTTGCTTGTACTCATCTGTAGCCATCAAGCCAAGAGTAATAGTAGCCTCAGTTGCACCATCAATTGCAAGTTCTTTAATTTTGTTTGCAAGGCCAGTTAGACCGTATTGAGCAAATCTACTATTTAGAACAGCGATAGACGATTGACGATTACGTTCTATTTCTTTTGCTTTTTCAAGTGCTGCTAAATTTGCAGCGGCGGCGTTTGAGTTACCTAAATCTGAAATTTGTTTTTGCAAAGATGCTATTAATGAAAGAAGTGCTGGGTCTGTACCTAAAGGCGCAGACGTTGTTACAGGTGCTACAGGTGCTACAGGTACAACAGGTGCTACAGGTGCTACTGGTTCTGGTGTTGACTTAGGAACTACATAACCAGTTTTAGGGTCAATGGTACCACCGATTAACTTTGCAGTTTCTGCTGCTTTAGTAGCAGCATCTAACTGTGCTTGGGTCTTACCAGTAGTACCAACTTTTTTAGTGTAATACGCTTTTTCTGCTGCTTCTGCTGCTAATCTTGCTTCAAATTCTGCTTCTCTGGCTGCCATTATGCTAGACCCCAATCACGAAGAACTTTTAAGGATAGAGAATCAACTGTATCTCTAGCATTGTTTGTATACTGCCAGCGAGAATCCATACGAAGTTCTTTTTCAAATTCCCATAATGGTTTAGTTGTTGGCTTACCATCTGTACCAACTGCTTGTAAAGCCTTGCGTAATGTTGGGTCGTTATACCCAATTGAGTCAGCATCTATCTCTAAGATATTTGACATAGAAGATTTATATGCGGATGCTAGGGCATCAACGCTTACTCCTTTATTAATCTGGTCAGAGAATGCAGGGAAAGAAGATGATGCATCCCTGCGAATCTGTGCTTGAAGGTCATCAGTTGTAGTAGTACCTGAGAATATGTTACGTGACCAAGAATCAAATACTGATTGCTGATATGACATACCAAATGAATCGGCATACTGCTTTAAGGATTCAACCTGACCAAGTGGTGTGCCACCTAATCTACCAGTGAAAGCACCCAGTGCTTTAAGTTGTAGTTGATTATCGTCAAAGCCTTTATCAAATGCTTCTTTTGTTATAGAGTCAAACTCAGTATTAGGCAGATTGATTCCGTTAGATATTAGACTCTTCTTCTTATCTAATCGATACTGTTCAAGTTGCTGTAGATAAACACCATTTTGTGTGGACTCAAGTACTGAACGGTTCTTAGCGGTAGTTGAAAGATTCTGGTAATAAGAAGTTGCATAATAAGCAAGTTTGGCATCAGTAGTATTGCCAGCCAAAAATAGTTGCCATACCTGGTTAAGTTCTGGGTACTTCTTAAGTAATGCTTCGGTTATTCCAAATGCTGCGGCTACAACTTTATTGGCATTTACATCATTTACATCAGCCATTAGTTAGCCCCCCAATTGTGATAAGAAATCAGCAAAGTCAAGACTCTTCTTTTGAAGCAAGTCTTCTTGTTGTGCTGCAGTGCCTGATTTAATCTGCTCTTCAATAGAAGCAGCAGCACGTTCCTTGCTAAAGCCAGGTGTTGTCTTAGTTACGTTCATCTTCTTACCATTAACAACCTGAGTGCTTGTAGTAGTAACAGTTCCTTCGTTAACCATATCTTTAAGTTTTGCCATAAACTGCTTGTTCTCATCGGCTGTAGCCTTGCGACCTAGAACGCTAGTCAAGGTGTCGTCAATAACTCCTTGAATTGCTGTCTTGTCATAGAGGTATACTTGCTTTTGTGGGATTCTTTCTGCAGAACCAGTCTTTCCTTTTGAATACCACTGTAGGTATTGGTTAGGTGTAACCTTCTGCTGACCATTTGAACCTGAGTACCACTGAGATGAACCTTCAACTGCCATATCCCACATTGTTTTAGCAGTTATTCTACTGACATTCTCAAATCCATAAGATGATAAACGCTTAACAAATCCATTGAGTGTCTTGTCATCCCAGGTATAGAATTGATTTTTAGCATCAGCAATACTTAATGTATTGTCATTCTTAACAATTTTTGAAACCTTAAATCCTTTAGGACCAAGAATTGTTTGAGTTGTTTCTGTTGGTGCTCCTAAATATACTTTATTAAGATATGTGTTAGAACTACCATAGTTATTGCTACCAGGAAATGTTCCACCACCATTAAGTAAATTATCTAGTGCGCTCATCAGAAGCCTTTCCGAAGGTCATCGTTTTCAAGTATGCGTGTGTATACTCTGTTAAATGTAATGTTCTCATCAACCAATTGACCTATGAAAGAATCCCACATTTCTTTGATGTCAAGATTTTCTTCATTAGTTAATGATTGACTACTACGTTGGGCTAATAATCCACGAATATACTCGCGGCCATCAAAGTAATCTGCGACCGCTTTTATATCTGGACGGTTAGCAGTTCTTTTATCTAGTGTCATCTTTTTAGCAAATGACAAGAAGTTATTAACTTTTCCAATATCAAGTTTTCCGCGGGCTGAACTCCAGGCTGGATTCTCTTGCTCAAGTTGAGCAACAAACTGTTGCTTGGCTGCAAGTAAATCTTCTGCACCGCGAGAATTAATACTCTTGAGTCCACGAGAAATTCGTTGGGCTTCAATAAAGTCTATTCCCTTGTTGTAAGAACTCCATCCACCCTCAGCCTGTGTGTTTCTAATGGCTTCATATGGGTCTTGTGACTCACGGAACTTGGTTGTACTTCCTGGAGCAACTGCTTGCCCTCTTTGCTTTTGATAGATAGTAGAAGAGAACTCGCCATTATTGGCATCTCCAACTACAAACCAACCATACTCAGGATTCTTAGCAATTAAGTCGCTTAACTCTGAAGCACGCTTGTCTGCCTCAACAGATGCGTTGATTCCAGTATTGTTCTTTGAACGGCTAGTTGTGAAGACGTAGTATTCATCTCCATACTTTTCGCTAAAGTTATCTGATGCATTCAGTGCATCTTCTTGACGCATCTTCTGATACTCATCAATGTAGAACTGATAAGGAGACTTAGTGTTTGTAGCAAATGGCAAGATTAATCTACTGGCAACTTCTAGTGCAAGTATCTTCTTTGCTCTATCATTAATCTCTTTTGCTGTTGGAGCAGTATCTCTTAGTCCAGAATCATACTTATGGTTTTCTTCCATAGCAATTGTAACTGTAAGGTTTGCACGCATTGGGTCATTAGCATCATTTAGAGCAATGAACTTACGCAGTGCTGCGCTTTGAATAATAAGGTCTGTCCAACCAGTGCCTTGCGGTCCATAAGGAAGAATTTCTTTTACAAGAGAAGTCTTCTCTGCTTCAGGGAAAGCCTTAAGAATTTGTGCTACACCATACTGAACAAACCATCCAGCACCAGGGTTCCACCAGGCTCCGCCTTGGAAGATAAGGTTTAATGATGCTTTAGGAACAGATAGTGGGCGGTCTGGAAGACCCATACGCTTTGCCCATTCGCCAGGAATGTTAACGTACTTTAGACCATCACGCTCTTCGACAAGACCCATACGTTCTGGAGAGTTATAGACAGTCTCTAGCGCACGCAACTTACTTGGGTCATCAAGTAATATACGACCCCACTTTTCAGCAACGTCTGCAAATGCTCCAAAGAATGGGAAGACATATTTAAGTGTAGATGCTGAATCAATACGCTCTGATGTGTCATAGAGTGTGCGACGCATTTCTGCTCTAGCCCACTGACGTGAAGAGTTTTCTATCTTACGTAAGTAAGCAGGTGGGATGTTATCGCCTGGATATGATTCTATTGCATTGCGAACTGCTGCTTCTACACGCTTACGGTATAGGTCAGTAAACAAAGTGTTACGAACTAATTCTCTTTCTGGTATTTCTCCTGCATACTTATAAAATCCTTCAAGGAAAGAACTCAAGCCTTTAGCAAATGCACTTGTTCCGTTGGCGTTGGAAATCTGAGCAGCGTTAATATCAGGTCTTAGACCAGTACCAGTACCAAAAAACTTCTCAATGTCATCAGGTGTAATTCCCTTTTTAGAAGCAAGGTCTTTGAGACCCTCAGTTCCCGCAGGGAAAAGACTGTCAATGTTAACAGCGTTAGCCTCAACGATTGCACGAGCATCTCTGCCCATAGCAAGGTTCTTCATAATTGTACGACCTTCATTTGTTCCCAAAAGAAAGTCAGTTACTTCATCAACACTCTTACCTGCAAGAAGTTGCTGAGTAATCTTTGAGCCACGAATCTGACGATTGATAACACGCTGGTACCCAGCAACCCAGTTTGGGTCAGAGCCAGTAATCTTTACAAAGTCACCATTAGTCTCATAGGCACGAGCCAATACACGGTTTGACTCTGTAAAGGTGTCATCCATAATCTTTGCGGCGTTGTTAATAAACTTATCAGAGATTGCTTTAGCCTGTTCAGGGGAAGCACCAAGTGCATCCTGGTATAAGACTCCATCAACTTGGTTAAGACCCATACCGAATTTGTCTTTAACTTTGCCTGGGTAGGTAAGCATCTTATCAATTTCAGAAATCTGACTACTGATTAAAAGTAAATCTGCATCATCTGCAACTGCTGCGGCAGCCTGTAGTTCAAGACGCTTAGTCTGCATCTTAACTGTGTTGCTCCACTTAAAGACATCTTGGAATGTTGAGCCAATAAAGCGATTAGATACAATGTTGTTTGCTCCTGAACTTGCAGCACGCATAATAGCCATTGGACCAACGGTTGCCATAATTCGCATTGAGCCTTCAGTTACATTGCGAACTGGATAACCAACTCTAGCAAGAACCTCAAACTTAATTAAAGAGTCTAGTCCTTGAACAAGTTCAGTTCCAATTTCTCGACCACGTGCTGTTGTCTTGTATACTTTTCCATTTTTATCAAAGCGCGCTCCACGAGTGAACTTGTTGAGTGAGTCGTACATCTGGTCAATATCCAGAGTTGGCAACTGATTTACAAGTTGTGTCTCATTCAAAGGAGCAGCAATTATGTATGCAGTATCTTCAGCACCCATAATAGGCTTAACGCTTGCAAGACGAGCAGCCTCATCTGAGCCTGTGTAGACTCGCTCACGTATTAAATTCTGTGTCTTGCTTCTACCATCACTAAATGTAGCCCAAGCCTTCTTAACGGCATCATCACTAAACCCATATTGACGAGCAACGGTGCTAAAAATTTCTTGTTCAATCTCTTGGTAAGCCTTAGCACGGCCAGGTCCATCTAGGGCTTCTGTGTACTTTGAAAACAAATTATCTTTGCGCTCAACTGAAAATGCAGCCTTAGCCATATCATCTTTAGTCTTAGCAATCTGATTGTTTAATTCTTTTTTAAGACTCAAGTCGGTTGCTGGGGTTTTCTTTAAGTTATACTCGAGGTCTTTAATCTTGTTTGCGTAGACTCCCTGTTGCTTGTCAGATACTCCACGAACACGAGACAGCATATTGTCAATTGTCTGAACTGATTGGTTATCAGTAAAGTCAATCCATCCCTTAGGACTCTTAAGTGCTAATCCAGTAATGATTCTAAATCCAGAAGGAACAGAAGAAGATAGAATCTCTCCTGGAACAGATGCACGCTTGTTCATAATCCATTGGTTATTGGATGAGAACTGACGAATCTTGGAAAGTTTGTCAATTGTTGGAACAATGTTAGGACTGATAATTCCTTCAGCAGCAATTGCTTTAGAAACTGCAACCAGTTCATCCTGATGTTGTGCTAAAAGGATAGTTGCTGCTTCTACGTCGGTTCCATTATTAACTAAATCTAGTGTTAGGTTTCCAGATGCTTTATCAAAACCTTCACCTAAGAACTTGGCGCTGGTAACTTCTTGCTGAAGTTTACCTACCTTAGCCGCAAGGACTTGGTTTACTTCAATCAAGCGCTGCGCTGCTTGTAAATCTCCTTGAGCCATAAAAATTAAATCAGCCTTGGCTTTATGACGGGCAGTCTTATCAACAATCTGATTAGCATCAGCCATTAAGTTAGAAAATGTAGCAGGGTTAGCAGATTCACGGATAGCCTTGATACGGAACAAGTCAGACTCGTTCATATTGTCAGTCTTTTCAAGGAATGAATTAAATGTATTCTTTACTTTATTAGCCTTGAAGCCAGTTTTTTCTCCAGCAATAATTGCTTGAAGTTCGTCAACGCCTTTAACGGCAATGCCAATTCCCTTATAAATCTTGACACCCTTACCAATAACAAGTGTTGGGTCAATAACAAAACGAGCAACTACGTCTACACCCCAGGAAGTACGTCTTCCTATACCTTGCTCAGTGAATGCTTTCTTGCGTTGGTTCTTATCAAAAATATCAAATTCGTTTGCAGCAAATAAGATATGGTCTTGAATAAATTTATCTCCACCAGAAAGTTTACCGCCACTGACAGTCTTAATAATTCCATTAAAAGCATTTGCAAATGGATTGATTGCTGAACCTATATCAGTGATTACTGCTTGTCCTGGTGAAATTTGTCGGCTGGCATCCCAAGCCTTCTTTACTCCATCAACATTAAATCCGTTGTTATAGATTGGGTTATTCTTTTCATCAAGAGTTAAACCAAAAGTACTTGCTTGAGCAGCAAAATTATATGCAGTCTCAAGTGCACCAAATACTTTACCCCAGAAACCAGGAGCCTTTTGAGGTTCTGGTATCTGTGCATTTTTATTTTGGTAAGAAGCAATTGCTTGTTCACGAGCATTCTTTGGCATAGAGTTACCCATATCCAAAGGAAGAACAAGTGACTGTGGCTTCTTATCGCCATTGTAATACTGATTAAATGCACCGATGGTATCGAATGCAGAAGGGTTTAAGGCCCTTTCTCTATCAGCAATTAGTTTTTCTGCTGGGGTAAATGCCATTAAATATTAGCCCTTAACACTCTTACATAATTGCGGAAGGCTTGCGATGAGTTAGGGCTAGATGCGGCTACTTCAAGTGCTGGTAGATATGAAATCAAACGTTGCATATCTTCACTTGTATCACCCGCGCCAGGAAGTATGAGTGATTCTGGTCCCGCTCCTGGTCCCATAGCAATTCCTGTAGTTACTGGCTCTTCTGGTCGCTCTGTAAAAGCATTAATAGAAGTTGCTTGCGGAAGATTGCTTGCCATTGATGGTGCTGGTGATGAAACAGGTGATGGCGCTTGTGCCATAGGTGCACCTGATTGTTGCTGTGCTAATGCTTGGTTTTGACCATATGCAAAACCTGTGTAATCGCGACCTGATTGTCCGTTGCCGCCTGTAGCAGAAATATTTGCTGGGTTATTCTGTGGAGCAGTTGGGCGCATACCGCCACTGTTTTGATTGCCTGCCATTTGAACTCCCTATTTTATATGCTTAAGTTGAGTCTTTGATTTATATGGTCCTGCAGTAAATGCAGTTAGTTCTGTTGCAATTTTCATTGCTTCGTAAGCGTCAGCGCCTGCGTGTATTGCACCAATTGCATATGGTGCACCGCTACCTACGCCGTAAACTCCACTTGTACTTTTGCTTACTCCGAGTGAGTCATCAACGTCAAAGATTTCACCGCATACTGCAATCAGAAATTGAAATCTTTGCTCAGTCTTAGGTTCATCAAAATTGTGACCATTATCAATTAAGCATTTGCGAATTGATGGAATTACTTTTGATATCATAAAATGAAATAAATTTTTTTTATCTTGCTTTGTTACAGTTGGTGGTTCCCATATGTGTTGTAACACATCACAAGGTGTAACCTCTCCAGAGCCAGCGATTAAAAAATCACCACGTTCTGAAATCTTTTCTACACTAGCGTGAGTATAAATATATCCATCAGATGCTGTTGTTCTACTATCTGCTACTAAAAAGCAGTGGTCATCATATTCAAGACCGATAATTGTTGTCATTGTCCCCTGCTTTTGTTATCGTCGCGTTGATGTTCTTACTGAAGCGTTTCCTTGCCCAGTTGCACCACTAAGTGATGAGAGGAGACTCTGAATACTTGGCTGTGCTGCTGGTGCTCCACCCGCTAATTCTGGAGGAAGAGCGCCTCCTGCTGGAGAAGCGGTGGGAACAGGGGACGTTTGCTCAACCATAGATGCTGCCCCAGCAGGAGGAACTGGTTGCTGCGGAGCAAATGTGGCTTCAATTGCATCTTCCAGGGCTTGACCCTTTTGACGAGCCTTGATAACCGCAGCAATTTTATTTACCATCTCTGATGGGTCTTGTCCCTGAGTAGCCATCGCTGGAATAGCCTGAGCCATTGCAGTAATTCCGCTAAGAAGCGCTGTACGCATATTCTCAATTTCAATCTTTTCAAGTTCTTGTGTGACGTTGACTGTGAATGGAAGTTCACGCATTGCCATATCCTTGGAGATAAGTCCTCCACCAAGTGCTTGAAGCATAAAGATGAGTCCCTGTGCAGGGTTAAGACCTGCAAGCATACCGTAGCGTACATCTGCTGAGTAATCACCCTTGATATCTTTGGCTGGCTTGTATGTAATCTCGTAAGGTGAACCTGAGTCTACACCACGAATTGTTTTTTCTTCGCTGTAAATTTTTTCATCAACTTCAAAACACAGGCTGATTACATCGCGTAATGCTGCTGCAAAGATTGCCTGTGCTGATTTAACTTGGGTATCAAATGCACCCATAAGAGCCTGTACGCCTTGTCCAGTGACGACAGATGCCGAGATGTTTCCAGTACGAGATTCAGGATAACGTGAACCAACACGTAGTTCCTGATTAAGAATTGATGATTCTTGAAATGCACCTTGTGGAATGGTAAGTTCTACACGACGTACACCTGCTGGGTTGTTTGTGCGGATAACCGCATCACCACCGAGTTGTAGTTCTTGCACATCTGAAGGAAGTACAATAGGAGCCTGTACAGATTTCTCTGCTGCTTCCATTGCAAGCAAAGCAAAACGATTACGTAGTAATTGAATACCAAGTACATCATCAAATTGTCCACGTAGTTCACCATCGATAGATGGCTTACGTGCAACAACAACCATCATCTT